TCTGAATGAGGCTATCGTTGAGATAGACCAGCAGCAGACTGCGAAGTATGAGGCCAATAAGCGCATCCTGTACTCGCTGTTCCATCAGCTAAGTAAGATGACGCGCGAACGAGACTGCTTGATCCACGATGACCGTGCCGACGCCCTAGAGGGTGCTTGCCGGTATTGGGCCAAGTATCTAGCGATAGATCAGGCTAAACAGCTTGAGGCTCAACGCAAGGAAGAATGGAAGCAACGCACGTCTGATATTATGCAGCGCAATCGTTACTCCAATCCTATTCGTAAGGGCGTTAGCGTCCTAGACAAATACATGAGGAGATAACGTGTCCCTTAACCAGTATCTCGATACTAGTAATAAGCTGGTATCCGTAACACCTAATACGCCACTGCCTATCGCCCCAAGTGGTACTCAGAACACTGCTGCGCGAGCAGTAGGGGGATTAGCTGCAGGGCAGTTTACTGTCAGCACAACGGCTGGTATAGCTGTTCCAGCACGGGCTGGACGGAGTGCGGTAACTATTACCAACCTGGGCACGACTGACGTGTTTATAGGTCCTAGCGGCGTCACTGCAACTACCGGACACCTTTTGCCAGGGATTAAGGGAGCTAGCATTACCGTTCCTACTTCGGCAGCTATCTACGCCATTATCGCAGCAGGCAGTCAGGCGGTTAGCTACTTGGATACGTTCTAATGGCTCAGGGACAATCAACTCCCGGCCTGTCCACTCAGGGCGTGCTCGACCTTATGGCCGCTCAGGGCCTTGGTGATGTGGGCACGTACACTCTTGCGACCTTACCCGATCCTGCCTTGCTAGCCAAGCGGACGATCTGGGTTAGTGACCTGTGGAGCAGCCTAACGGTCCCTGGTGGCCGTATGGTAAGCGAGGGCGGACGTTGGAAGCCTATCCGGCCTCTGACAGTCAACGCTATGGCCGCTCCGACTACAGACCTAACAATCCAGCCGTTTACCTACGGCACTACGATGATCGTTACCGGCGCATTAGCTGCACAGCGAGCGATCACACTCGGTGTAGGTGGCGGCTTTGCTGTGCCCTATATCGGATATAGGCAGCGCGTTACCCGTAAAGCTACCGGCCTTCTCGGCCTAATTGTTAACGGCACTGGCCTCTCCCTTAACGGGTGGGCAGACTTTGAATTTGACGGCACCGCTTGGCAGCAGACTGCTAGCGGCGGCTTACTCTAATATACAGGATAATTCCATGCGTGAAGTAGACCTGCCTAGCCCCGGCATCGGCAGCAAATCAATGCACCTTCGCCGTATTGCGGCTAATACCATCAGCTATATGGAAGTCAACGCGGCTAAGTCCGTTGGCGGCGTAGCAAGCGAGGGCGTGAAGCTCAAGGCGTTCTTTGACGCCTGTGCGGCTGCGGCTCTTGAACTTACTAAGATCATGCCGCTCATGTCGGTAACAACTGCTGGCGGTGTAAAAACTGTAGCCGTTGGCGCTACTCTGGCAACGACTGTCAACAAGGGTGGCTCGGCAGGTGCGGTGACGTATTCCAGCAGCAATACCGCAGTGGCAACCGTTAATAGCTCTGGCGTCATTACTGGCGTAGCCGTTGGTAACGTGGTTATTACTGCTACGATGGCAGGTACTGCAACCTATCGTGCGTCTAATGCGAGTGTAGGCGTGTCGGTAACGGCAGTCTAATGAGAGAGGCTGATCTGCCTAGCCCCGGCGTTGTTCGGGGCGGACAGCAGCTTCGTCGTTTAGCGGCTAATACAATAAGTGCTCTGGACGTATCCAGAAGCCGAGACGATAAGCTGTATCAATTCTTTCTCGCCTGCTCTGCTGGCGTTGTAACTAACACACTCACATGGCAGGGCAATCCGCTTACTTGGCAGGGCTCTCCATTGACATGGAGTAACTAATGGAATTAAATTCCACTATTATTAATGCTGCCGGTAACGGCCAAATTGCCGCAGGCTCTCTTGTAGGTTCGGCGGCGGCGCAGTTGGGGGACATCCTGACCCGTGCAACTTTTGCCAACGGCGATAACGCTGCTGCGGCTGAAACCTTTTCGCCCAACGATTACCCCGGCGCAACGCAGAACGCCCGCATAAAGGCGGCGCTCGCGCTGATGAAATTGCGAAGCACTCCGACTATGCTGGTCCTCGCCACGGATACGGTAAGTCAGCCGAACACCAATAAGTGGGTTATTACAGAAGCCGTTCTGCTCGGTGACAACATGGGCCTGACGATTGACGGGACCAGTGCGACCACGACGTTAAAGCTTGCCGATGGCATCTTTGACAATGTCGTTCGCAACGCAGGCATCAACCCCGACCCGGCCAATCCCAATGGCAAGGCGCTGTCTGTCACGGCTAACAGGAACATCCGCATACTTGGCAAGGGCGATGCCCGCCTTGAGGGTCCAGACGTACCTTACAGCGCTCCTCGACCGGATACGGGCGGCGCTAGTGTGCCGTGGGTAGGCGACGATTTTGGATGGCGAACCTGCAACATCACCTTGGCAAATGTTGTTGGTCTAGAGGTCGCCGGCCTCAGATCGGTTCTTCCGCGCGCTTGGTCGATTACCCTCAGCCATGGCGTGAAGTTCTTCTGGATACACGACATGGATTTCCGGTCTGCCAACGTCAATGGCGACGGTCTCGACATCCGTAACGGCTGCTCCTTCGGCGTGGTCCAGCGCATCAAGGGCATCACCCACGACGATCTAGTGGCGGTTTGCGCTGCCGTGCCGTTTGCAGATGGCTCGCCGTATCCGATGCTTCCTCTGGGTTACGAGAGCAACCCACTTGGTGACGATACGCACCACATCACGATTGAGGACATATCGGGTGACGCTGGCGCGGGAAACATGGTTCGCGCGTTCACTTCTGGCGCACAGGGCACTTCACTCTACGACATAACAATTCGGCGTGTCCGCCAGACAAGTGGCGATAAATGCCTTAACATCGGTACGTTTGGGGCCTACTCTCCCCCAGTTGGCGCTCTGCGCAACTTGCTAGTTGAAGACATCGTTGCTGAAACGGCACCAGTGGCAGTGCAGATGACTGCTCGCCTACAAGATGCCGTATTCAACCGCATTACGACACTGGTTACAACGGCGCAGCCTATATCATGGAGTAACTTTAACCGAGACGGTAGCGTTCGTGTCTCGCAAACCGACATCCGCACTGGCCTTGGACCCGGCATCAAAGAACAATCCTCGCTTTACCTTGGTCAGATCGCAACGGCCTCGCGCATTGCGAACACCTTCAACGCCACAAACAAGCAATCGATGTCTACAACGCGCCATATCAAGCGCGGCAGTTCTCCGACCATGCGGCTTGTGTACTGGAACGGTTACGTCAACACAGCCAATCCAACAACTGAGGAAACGAGCCGGGGGTCTACAGCCACATACAAGGTGTCGCTTGAGTATCCTATCGGTACGACGCCGCGCTTGTTCACGTGGGCATCCGCTAACCAGATTACCGCTAATGACGGCGCCATCGTCATGACTGATGAGATGTCGTTCGACGTTCCTGACGGCGCAGCGTACTACCTTCATTGCTACCAGACCGCAACTGCCGGCATCGTTTACACGACATACCCGACAACGCATCAGGGCGGCGTGATTGAGGGTATGACGTTCGGTGCAAGCGGAATAGCCGACGCAACCACAACGGTTGGCGGTGATGCGGCTCGGTCTGCCTCCAATGAATTTGCAACGCCGCCTCTGGCAATCTTGGGTTATACGCGCTGTGACGCAGTCGGTATATATGGCGACAGCCGGGCGGCGGGAACCGGAAGTCCGGGCGATACCGGGGACTTCACGACCAACACCGGCACCTATGCCCGCTCAATCGGCAAGAGCCTTGCTTACATCAACCTCGGCGTACCTTCAGGGCGTGCGCTTGGGCTCAAGAGCTCTAACACCGTACGTCTAGCAATGCTTAAGTACGTGACTGCCGCAACGGTCGCGCTAGGCGTAAACGACTATCGCACGAACGGCGATAGTGCGACGACTATCTACAACAATCTCCAGCTCATCGCGAATGCTATGCTGACGGCTAAGCCTTCGCTGCGTCTGTTCTTCGGCACGATCGAGCCATACACGACCGCTAGCACTGACGCTTATGCTACTTCGGGAAGCCAGACGCCCCATGCTCAGGACGCCACCCGTATTGGTGTGAACGATACGCTAAGACTTCGTGGAGTTGTGGGTGCTGCAGGCATTCTTGACATTGCATCGGTTCTAGAGAGCGGACTGAACACCGGCTTCTGGAAGGGCGGTAGCAATGGAGCGACCAGTTACCCGATAACAAGCGATGGTCTACATTCCACGCAGCGCGGTTGTCTTCTCGTGGAGCAATCTAGCATCATTACGCCCGGCTTGTTCGCCAGAGCATGACCCCCACCGCCCTATGATCGACGACAATCCCGAAAGGGCAAGCTGATAAACAATAACTAGGACGCGCCATGCACGATCCCTTTCTATACCTAGTAGGGGCCGTGGGGGCGCTAATCTATGCGTTCCCCATGTACCTTGCCTCAGCGGGCAAGGTTCCCCCGCCGCACTGGCCTTTAGCAGCTTTGCTATTTGCCGTGTTCACCGGAGCGGTCTTATCGCCGCTCTTGGTTCCTACCTTGGGTCATCGTTGGCCCTTTCTAGTTGATCCCGAGCCGTATCCACTGGCATTCGGTGTTGGCCTCTTGGCTAACCCTATCGTGCCTGTCGTGGTGCGCAAAGCGACTGGTTGGGCTGACGCCTACACCATCGGAGGCAATAAATAATGAACGTACTTACTAACACGCTAATCGCGGGGTCGGCATACGTTATCGCTGGCATCCTCGGATTGGCTCGACATTTCATGCTTGAGCCAAAAGTTAAGGCTCAGCCTAAAGCACCGGCATGGCTATTGCATGTGTTCTTCTGCTTCTCTGCGATCCTCGTCTATGTTGGCTTGCGCTTTCTATGGGCATGGGGTTCAGGTGCAGCACATACGGCCCCACCGGGAGCAACGGGCATGGGCTTGCTGATGGCATTAGCTTTGCTTGTTTACAAAGCCGCTCTGCTTAAGGACGCAACCGACCAGTACAATCTGTCTGGCGAGATTTGGAGGCACTCTTGAATATTAGCCCTAAGGGCATTGCGTTTCTGCAGGGCTGGGAAAAGTGTAAGCTCAAGGCTTATCCTGACCCCGGCAGCAGGGACGGCACGCCATGGACTATCGGCTGGGGCGCTACTGGCCCCGGCATCACTAGGGGTACTGTATGGACGCAGGAGCAGGCCGACGCCCGCTTCGCTAAGGACATTGCCCCGCGCGTTGCTGCTGTTAATCGTGCCCTTGGCGCGGATATCGCGCATACTACGCAGGACGAGTTCGATGCCCTAGTGTCGTTTCATTACAATACCGGAGCTATCGGCACCGCAACCCTCACCAAGAAGCATAAGGCTGGGGACCACCTGGGCGCTATCGCCGAGTTCCGTAAATGGAACAAGAATGACGGCAAGGTGATGAAGGGCCTTATTAACCGTAGGGCGGCGGAGATTGAACTCTATAGGGGTAACATCTAATGCCTGTATTCCTACTCTGGCTCCGGTCGAATTGGAAGCCCGCCATGATCGCTCTCCTGCTCGCCGCTGGGCTGGCCTGGGGCGCGTGGCAGGGACACCGGGCCTCCCAGTACCGGCAGGGCCTCGAACGCGCTCAGATCGCCTTACAGGCGTCCGCAGCCGCATTGGAGAATGCCAGCCGTATCCGTATTGCTGACGACGAAGCCACTAACACCCGAGTGATCTATGTAGACCGGGTTACACAGAAGGAGGCCATTGGCCGTGAAGCAACGACTAAGGCACTTGAAGCAAACCGTGCTTGGGCTGATACTCCTGTGCCTGCTGATGTTCTCAACAGCTTGCGGGACTAATCCTGTAAGCATTCCCGTACCGGCAACTCCTCCCGCTGCTCTTATACAGGACTGCAAGGAGACGCCAGTGCGGCTAGAGACTAATGGTGATATGGTATTGGCAATCAGGTCGCTCAGGCTTGACCTGAGGCTATGCAATGCGGATAAGGCCGCACTGAGGTCATGGAGTGCTAGTATCGGGAAGTGACCCGGCCACGGCCTGAAATTGATATCGGTATGCGAGAGGGGCCCTCAGACCAAGTGTGACGATATTTCCCCCCGTAGGGGCCATGGGCTTGCTGCCGATGGTCCTAGGGCTGCTTGGTGCTGCCTGATGCCATACAAGGTAAGGGCGGGATCGCTGTACGTCAATAGGATACTGACCTAGGTGAGCAAATAGTCTGACTGCCGCATGGTGGGAAGACAGGCTCCCTAGGAAGGCCGTACAGAGCCGGGGCGGCACCGGGATAGCCAGACCTACCAGAGGCAAGGCAGAGGCGCTGTAGGGTGCCTTTCCGGGCGGTCCTGATGGCATTGGTGAGCGGGAGCGGTATCTGTATTCCTTTTCCTGACATCCTGACTGATATCCTGCCTCACCATAGGCACACCTAGGCTGTATCGCTACCGCTAGGGCGATACGCCCATATCCTAGGCACCTTAGCCCTAAGCCTGCATATCGGCTGATCTAGACCCTAACCAATTATGGACGCTCTCGCAGGGAAGCAGTTTGTACGCTTTCCGAACTCTCCATATCTATCTTCACCGGCGGAGACGGGCATCCCTAGCTAGACCATCCTGATCGGCAGGCTTGATATCACCGCAGCTAACCCGGTGAGAAATGCACCTACACCATAGGCACACCTAGGCTATCCTGAGCCTATGCCACCTCCCGGCTTGGATATCTCCTAGCAGCGCAAGAATAATTCCTAATGATATCTGATAGATATACGGTCATGGACCTAGATACTAAACATCCTTAGTAAATAGTGCTAGACGGATCGGAATAGCTCACCTAGATAGAGATCACCGGACGCAAACAGCCGCTAGGCCAGACGCTCCGGACCGGGTTCCTAGTATAACAAGGGCTTGTCCCCTAAGGATTAACTAGGTGGTGGCTAGACTGAGACTAGCAACGATATGGACACTCCGCCATATCAACGGAATTAAGTGACAATGCAGGCTTGACACTGCAAAAGCCTAGGATTACCTAGGAAACTACATAGAGGCGATAAGCCTTCCCTACCGGGAGAACGGGAGTTCTACTTGGTAGCAAGCATAGCCGGGTTACTGGCTTAGCGAGCAACGGGAGGTGGATAGTCTCACAAGCCCATACTGGCTTGATTAGTGACGGATGGAAACCGGGATAACCGGCTGGCGAAAGCCCTCCTAGCTTTATCAAGTATCTAGCGTCGTGATGACCTGACTAGATAACAGTGGCGATTAGATTAGGAGCCTAGCTTATCTAGGTTTACCTGATCGAAGAGATAGCAAGGTAACCGTGCCATAGACGCTAGGCCATATGGTCAAGGCGCACTACGCAATCCG